TGCGGGATCTTTTGACTATTCGGGACGCTGCTTTGCAGGCCGGCGCGTTTGGTGCTGCCGTGCAGGCCGAGTACCGCCGCGGGCAGGCCCTGGGGACGATTTACATAGATCGCAAGGAGATCCGGGTAGGCACGATTGATTCCATGAGCAAGGAAGAAGTCATGCGTAAGCTCGAAGAGATCAAAAAGCTTTATGGCGGGCCGCCACCAAAAGACATTATCGACATGGACGAGAACGAGATTCTTGAGACGGTCAAGAAGGAACAGGAAGTTGAAGAGGAAAAGCAGCTGACCATGCGAGAGGAGATGCGCCGTGCCGAGCAAGCCCGAAGGATTGCTTTACAAGAGAGTAAAAGAAAACCTGCCCGACTGTCATATAACGAGGATAGAGAGTCGAGTGAACCTGGGGATACCGGATTGCCTGATAGCGATGAAGGGTCACGGGATGTTCATAATGCTGGAGCTGAAGGTAGTGAAACGGGGACGCAAGGTGAATCTGAGCCCCCACCAAATAGCGTTTCATCTTAAGCATGCGGACATTGGCTGCCCGACTTACATTCTTGTGCAATACCATCCACCAGGCACAACCTCGGCGTTGAAGGCGCAGCTGCTGCTTTACTCGGGAGAACAGGCAGAAGATATTTTTATGCGCGGCATCGATGTTGAGCCAATCGACAAGTGGCCCTTGTCGCATGTCATGTGGCACATGCTGCGGCATCGACTTGTAGAGTGATTTGACAAACAGATCGAGTTGTGATATGATGATGTTGTCGAGTGAAAATTCGACATCGTTCTTTAACCATACAGGAGAAAACCATGAACAAGATTTGGATCGAACTCGTTCGCCCTACGCTTGAAGAAGGTGATGAAGTCGGAAAGCAGCGGGCAGAGCTTGCAAACAAGGTAATGCGCAAGCTTGGCGTTAAGCATGATGTATTTGCTTGGTGGCCGAATGACGAGTTCAAGAGAAAATACATCCACATTGTTTGCCCGGAGTCGGGGGCGTTTGTTTGGCTGAATGACAATGGGGAATGGTTCAATTTGGATAAGCTGGCAGAGTGACAACCGGGAGGGCTGCGGCCCTCCCTTTCTTTAGGAGAAAGGGATGCAGAGAGATGAATATGCCGAGCTCCGCTCGCGCATGGAGAAACGGCGTGAGCTCGCAAAGCAGAAGAGGGATAAGATTGAAGAGGTAAAGCCAATGGTGTTCCGGCTGCTGCTGATGATGTTGTGGGCCAAGATTACTGGCGGGGGCCGTTGACATTGAGGGAACAAAAGTTTATTGTTTTGTTGTCGGCAGCTTGCCGGCATTCATACAGGAGAAAAACATGAAAGTTTCAGAACTAAGCGGCGCGCAGCTGGATTGGGCCGTGGCGAAGGCTGAAGGGTTTACCCCCAAAACTAGAATTTTCAAGCCATCAACCGACTGGGAGCAAGGTGGGCCGATCATTGAGCGGGAGAGGATTCGTTTAGATCCGCGTGGAGTTTGGGTGGCAGGGCATGACTCTAGCAATGATGAGTACTTAGGCCCGACTCCCCTTGTTGCCGCGATGCGGTGCTATGTCGCCAGTAAGTTAGGCAACGAAGTAGATTTGCCTGTCGAAATTCGAGACCATAAAGAAGGCTGCCCTGCCGTAGACGGGTTTGGTTGCAAGTGCGAGGAGATTAAAAATGTCTGAAAAATGGACACAAGTTTGGTTTGGTGAGATGGAGTTCGGAACCTTTACCGTGGGCGCCGGGCCGAGCGAAAAAGGCAATATTGCGCTGATCCACAACATTGCCGAGAAACGCTACATGGACCCGGACAAGGTGGAGGAGGCCGCGAAAGGCTGCGATTGGCTGGTGCCCTCTGAATTCCAGGGAGATATTGTCTTTTCAAAGACTTTTTTGAAGGGATTGATTAATTTTTAAAAAGGGCTTACAGTTTGAACCCTGGCAATTCGCCAGGACACATACAGGAGAAAACAAAAATGACACACGCTGAATTAATTGATGGTCTCCGAAATCGTTTTGTGGCCGATCGGCCGACAATTCAAGAGGCTTACGATTACGCGCTGGCCGTTGCAAAATCAACAGACGGCGCCCCGCATGTAATGGTGGCCGTGCAGGTTGTAGTCAATACAATTTGCAACGAGCTGGAAAAGATTGAAAACGAAAAAAAAGAGCTGGCCGAAGAGGCCCGCCAGCTGGACGCCCTGGACGCAATGGATCGCATGTTCCCCAGCGTGAAGGATTTCCCGAGCATTCGCAAAAACTAAAAACCCGGTCTCTGTATGGGCGGGCCGCCAGCACGGGGCCCGTTTTTTTTTTTTTGTTTGCATGCGCGGCCGTGTTTGTTTTAATATTCACAAACACCGGGAAACCGGGTTACATACAGGAGAAAAAGAAATGCTTAAGACCGTGACCGTATCCGCTAACCGTAAGACCGGCCCGATTGCCGTGACATATCGCGCCGGAGAGCATGAAACCTACGCGACATGCCCGAAGAGCTGCGCCCTGCATCCCGCAGGCGAAAAGGGCGCCGAGCTGATCGATTCTGAATACCTGGACGCGCTGCGGGCCGCCGTGCCGCGAAACGGCCACGCCTGGACTTATTCGCATTTCCCGGCCGAGCTGCTGCCGATCCCGCAGGCGGGGGAAACCGTGATCAATGCGAGCTGCGACAATATGCTCGATGCCGTGCTCGCGATGGACGCGGGCCGGCCGGCCGTAGTGGCTGCGCCAGCTGGGACCAGCTGGGCCGGGGGCATTGAATACCGGGGCCGCCGTTTTATCCAATGCCCGGCCGAATTGTCCGAAAGCTTTACATGTGCACAATGTGGCAACGGCCGCCCATTGTGCGCACGGGCGGACCGTGATTTTGTTGTGGTGTTTGTTGCCCATGGGCCGAGCGCTGCGAAAGTGGGGAAAGCTATCCCGGGCGGGTGCTATGCCGCGGGCGGGCCGGTGGCGATCGCCTGGCACGGGACCCGAAAAAACGGGCGCGCGGATGACGCTCAGGCGCTGCGGGATTTCGCGCGCAGCTTGCCGCCTGGCTCGCTGCTGCGTCACCATGTCGCGGGCGATATCGGGAGGGCCGCGTAATGGGTCCCTTTTTTATATTCGATTGCAATGGGGATATTGTGGGAAATCCGAAGGGCTATCGCACAATGCGCGGCGCCCTGCGCCAGCAGGACCGGCGGGGCTCTCCCGCCTGGCGCGCTATATGGGCCGCTTATGACGCCAGGAAAACAAGGGACCCGGAAAATACCCTTGTTTCTTCGGTTCACCCGCTGGAGGTGGCGCCGTGATTCTTTTTATTTTGAGCTGGATCCAGCGCCGCCAGCTGCGCGAGCTCGCCAGCTTGCGCGCCAAAACAAAACCCGGTTATTATTCGCCTGCGGGAATGGTCCCGCGTTCATACAGGAGATTTAAAAATGGCTCATATGATTGATACCACCACCGGCCGCGCAGCGATCGCCTATACAGGCGCCACGCCCTGGCACGGTCTCGGCCAGGCGCTAACCCCTGGCGCCAGCATTGAAACCTGGACGCAGCAGGCGGGCCTGGGCTACACGGTCCTAGAATCCCCCGTGCTCTATAACTCCCCCGCAGCCACCGAGCTGCAATCCTGGCCTAATCGGAAAGTCCTGCACCGGTCCGACACGGGCGCGCCCCTGGCCGTGGTTTCGGACGGTTACCGGGTAGTCCAGCCGGGCGCCGTGATGGATTTCTTTCGTGAGCTGGTGAAAATTAACGGGTTCCAGCTTGAAACGGCCGGCGCGCTATCGGACGGCCGCCGGGTCTGGGCCCTGGCCAGCGTGGGCGATGCCGCGCCCGTTGTTTCGCGCGATATCGTGCGGCCGTATTTGCTGCTGGCAACGAGCTATGACGGGACAATGGCCACCGTGGCGAAATTCACGGCTATTCGCGTGGTTTGCAATAACACGATCACGGCTGCCGTGGGTGGATATGCGAACGGCGCGCCGATTAAGGGCGAAGCGGAGACCGATCTCGGCTACCTTAAGAGCGCTGTCCGCGTGCTGCACTCCGAGAATTTCAAGGCGGATGCCGTGCGGCTGCAGCTGGGAATTGCAGCTGATGCCTGGGAGCGCTTTTTGATCAGCTCGCGCCAGCTGGCCGGCCAGGGCATGGCCGCAGCTGAAGCGGACGATTTCCTGGCCGCGCTGCTGAAACCCTGGCACCGGGCCGCGGGCGATGTGAAAGAGTCGCGCGCATTCGGCCGGATCCTGCAGCTATTCAATGGTGGCGCGATCGGGTCCGATCTCCCAGGCGTGGCCGGGACGCGCTGGGCTATGCTCAATGCCGTGACCGAGCTGGTGGACCATGAGCGCGGCCGCTCGAATAACACGCGCATTGAGTCCGCATGGTTCGGCAGCGGCGCAGCTCTTAAGTCTCGCGCCGTGGAGCTGCTAACGGCCGGCCCGGATGCCTGGGCGCCCGAGAAAACCGAAACGGCCGAGCTGGCCGCGTAAGCTTTCCGCAGCTCATTAAAAGGGCGCCAGCTGGCGCCCTTTTTTATTTCCCGCAGCCGGGCCCGCCCAGAGCTGCGCGTATCTTAAGCGCCAGGCCCTGGCCACGCCTGGCAAACACTCAGCAGCTGCGCTTAGCTCGTTTCGGCCGGCCGTGAGCTGATAACCAAGCCCGGGGTCCGCGGGCCGTGCTGCGCGTAGAGCTGCGCGCCGTATCGTATGCCCTGGCCGTGAGCTGCGCCCCGCCGGCCGTGAGCTGCGCCCTGGTGGCGCCCTGGCCGGTCCCGTGAGCTGCCCCCTGGTGGCCGCGCCCCGCCGGCCGTGAGCTGCGCCCCCTAAACTCGCGCAGCTGCGCAGATATCGCCCTGGAACCCGCGCCAGCTCGTGGCCCTGGTGGCTTAAGTCTCCCGTGAGCTGCGCGCCCTGGTGTTTGCCTGGTGTTTGTAATCCGCCTGCAGCTGGTGGCCAGGATCACAAACACGGGCCGCGCGTGCTGGCCCGTGGTCCGCGTTTCGTGGTGGATTACCCACGGCCGGCCGGGCATGGGCCGTGGACCATGGCCCGCGGGCCTGAGGGCGAGTCCCGGCGGGGCTTTCCGCGATAGTCAGCGCTCACTAACCCCGGGCCGCGAAAATCGGCCCGTGGCTGCGCTGGCGAGGGCTTTTGCCCGATTTTGCACAGTTAATAGCGGCCAAAAACG